ATAGAGAAAGTTCCTACACCAGCTACTTTAGAAAAAGTAACTCCTTCACCTGTGGCAGTAACTACACAGTCAGTTCCGGCTGAATACCTAAGTAATGTAGTAGTTCCAGTACCAGCAGTTCCTTTATATATTTCACCAGTAGAATCATCTATAAACAGTGTTTTAGATGTTGTTCCACTTTTAAGATTTTCAATGAAGTGCCCATTCTGAGTAAGCTTAAATTTCTTAGTAGTTATTGAGTCAGTAGTACTTAACTCTACTTGCTGATTATTTGGGATAAATACTCCAGCTTTTAAATCGGTAGTTACTCTTTGAAGATATGTTAAAGTATCATCAGGATCTATTCTTAATTCAGCATACTGATTACCACTACCATTTATCTCTGTTCTTAGTAGCGCACCAGATGATGTACTAGAAGTAAGACTTAATGAGCTTTTAGCTGAACCAGAAACATTAGTATCAGCTTCTAAAAATATTAAGGAAGTATCATACAATGATAAATAGTTAGTATTACTTCCAGATATTACAGTGTTAGTATTTAAGTTTCCTCCCAATCTAAATTTATTAGAAGTAGTTCCGTTACCTACTATACCATTCTCTGAATTTCCACCAGTAGATTGGATAGCTGTTTCTAGGTATTGTAACGCATCTTTAATTGTTTGATTATCAGGAATTAAGGTCCCAGTAAAGGAACCTAGATTAGATGCTGTAGTACCAGCTAAGGTAATTAAATCAGCTACCTGCTGTTCTAATACATCTAGATTTACCTGCTGTGTTACCAACAAGTTATTTAATTTACTCTTATCAGCAGGAACTAATAATCCCGCATTAGATATAGTAGCTTCAGTTATTATAGCATCAGTTCCAGTATCAGACACTACCGTGCCCTGAGTAGGGCTAGGAGTGTAAGATAAGTTAGTAATCCCTCCTCCGCCAGTACTTTGCAGAACAGTTACTATAGCATCATAAAGATTGATAGAATCGTTATATACAGCAACTCCTCCTAAAAACTCATTTAAGTTATTTTTTCTAGAGGCATTTAATGGAAGGGCATAGTTTTTTATTTTTTCTATAGTAAGCATAGTATAGGGATATAAAAAAAGGGAAGAAGTGATATCACTTCTTCCCTCATTGTATATATTAAAGATTAATCATTGCCCCGTTGTTAGACAATCCAAGCATAGTTGTAAACCACGTATCCAATGTAGATCCTAAAGATCCAGAAAGAGAAGTAGGAACTGAGATGATTGCACGCTTACGGTATTCCGTAATGTTTGCAAGATCAACTGCATGATTGTTTTGGTGAAGAACATTATATACATCATATGTTCCATTAGCAACAAACAAGTTTGGATAACGAACAACTGGATCTAAGTCGTGACGAAGTGAGTATTCGCGTTGAGCTTGAGTAGCAGAATAGAACAACTCAAGTTGACGAGCTAGACCTTGTCCTTCATCCGCGTAAGATAATTTAGAATTACGTACAGTTGAAGTAAATCCGCGTGTCAAAGACACAACCATATCTACTTTAATTTCAGGAATGAAATCTACATAAGATTCAACTTCATCCAAAGCAACCAACATAATAATATCTTCAACGTTAGTACCAGCATTAGCAATGTTTACAGGAACGATTTCCCAAGTCAAAGAAGCTAGTGCTACACCAGAAGCAGCTACTGCTGCATTCTTAATAGAAGTAGCCATTGCATCAGTAAGAGTAATGTTGTGAGTAACTCCTTGGTAAACAAAAGTAGGAATTACTGTTCCAGCAGTGATTGGAGTAACACCACCGATATTTACACCTGTTACACCAGCACCAGTAGAATTCACCAAGAATGCAACTACTGGGTTAGAACCTGCAAAACGTTTTGTAGCTCCGAAAGCACGAGAGTTACGATTTACATCGTGAGCAAGCATAGTAGCGATATAGTCAATTTTCTGAGCAGTAGTGTAAGAAAGTGCAGTAAAGTCTGGAGTAGTAATAGAAGCTCTCAAGTAACCATTCTCCTGAGTAGAAGTAAATTCTTGAGCGCGACGACCACGGAATTGAACTGCCAATTCGTAGATAGTGTTATCTAGAGTGTTGATAGCGTTAGCTTGACCAGAAGCATTACCAATTACTTGAACAGCATGAGATGGTGCACGGTAAGCCTGCTTAGTAACATAAACTGGCTGACGGAAGTCAACTGGTCCAGTTGTGCGATATGTCAAAGGTCCGGGAAGTGGGTACTTCACAGTAGCAGTTTGAACGCTAGCAGAATTTTCAGTACCTTGTACAAAAGCTACTACTGGGCTTTCAGCCATAGTAGGAGTAGTACCAGCTACAAAGCTGTTAAGAGCAAGGGAACCTTCCAAGCTAGCAGCAATAATACCTAATTGTCCATTAGACAAGCCAATGTTACCTTGTGCGTTAACCAATGTTCCTTCAGTAGGAATAGAAGTATTACCAGCAGTTGCGGTAACAAAAGATTCGATAGGACGTTTATTTGAATTAATCATTCGTTAATAAATAGTTTTTCTTTTTTGAGTCTGATATACTCAGGGTTTTCAATATTCATAGCTGCTATATTAGCTGCGATATCAACTATCTCTAAATGAGTATGTTCAGGAAACTCTAGTGTCGATGGAGGATATACTACTCCGTCAACATAAGCGTATCCACCAAAGGACACCTTATTTGGAAGTTTTAAATATTCTATATATACTTTATTTACAGTACCAGTGGTAGGATATAAGTATATAGAAGTAGAACTAGAAGTTGATGATTTACCAAAGTTATATGGTATAGCATCTTGAGATGCAGAATTAAATGGGTCTTTCAACACATCATTTAAATCATCATGTTGCACAAATTTTAATTGAACATTCTTTACACAATCAGTGTACTGAACTTCTGCATATATGCGAACTAAAGAATAGTATTCGTATGTCAATAGAGAAAGATTAACCTCATTACTAACTGGAGTTAGAGGTTGTTGTTCAGGGTATTTCACTAATAGTGTAGAAAGATCATCAATTCTTTTTTGCGTTGCTTCAAATCCTTTTTGTTTAGAGTTGGATGTGCTAGATCTTGTTTTTAAAAAGATTAACTGCGCTTCATTCAGCAAGTAATCAATCTCTCCTTTATTAAAATCAGTTTGAGAATTAGAATCAATTCTATCCATCGCAACTTTAAAAGCGTAATGAAGTTCACTAATTGTCATTAGTTTTTAGCTTTAATCATTTCGATCATGTCTTCAACTTCTACAGATTTTTTAGGATCTAGAATGAAATCTACAGCCTCTTGGTATCTTTGACCAATTTCTATTACTCCTTTCGGAGAGAAGAATGTGTAAGTACCTCTTTTCTCGGTAACTACATTACTATCTAACGCTTGTTTAAGTATATATCTTGCTTCGAATTCTTGACGACCATCAGCGGTATCAAGAAGATTAGCTACGTTCAAGAACCTATCTATATTAGAGTTAACTGTAAATGATGAGTTATTAATAAACTCGTACAAGGTATTAGTTACTTGTTCTGAGCTTAGTGTAGACTTTGTAGTAGCAAGTTCTAGTAGTGAAACAATTTTCCGCTTAATAGGATCAGTTAGTTCGTTATCTGCAAGTTTCTTAAACGCATTTAACTTAACAGTATTCCTCTTGTTCTTAAGCTCTTCTGCTTCATTTTCAAGTGCTATGTAATGAGTAGCTTTTGGCCAAAGGTTATTACGCCACTCTTTCTCAGAGTTAGCTACTCTAGATGATGCAAGTAAGATATAATATCCTAATTCACCTTCCATAGTATCTAAATCAAATACTGTACAACCATCACTTAATTTCCATGAAAATTTCTGGAAAAATGTTAGATCTTCTTCTTTAATAGAATCGCCTTTCATCCAAGGTCTATTAGTGAAATAGCCTTTAGGCTTATTCCATTTAGATTCCATTTTATCTTGTAATGTTAAAGCATTACCTTTATCATCTTTCTTTTGAACTCCGTCTTCAACCCACGGAGTGTAGGATATATAATTAGCTAGTCCTCCAAGTTTGGGACTATACAATGCCATGATAGTATCTTTTGCTTGACCGACTTTAATTTTCTTTAACTTAATCCCTGAAGAATCAGAAGTCCAATCGTGCAAACCAAAAGCACTTTCTCGTGGTATGGAATAAACAAATACTAAACGTTTTCGCATATAAAATATTAATAATTTACATCATAGATAAATTCGCCCATAGAAGAAGCGTCACGGATCATAAGACCAGCAGTTCCTTCACAGAATACATCGTAACCAGCAGTTAGAGCTGATACTTGGCCACCTTTTACAGGACCAGTAGGAGTGTGAGTGCCCGGACGGAAGCCCCAGCGATAAGTGTCTTTTACTTTCAATACTGCCATGTTTGGCTGACCTTCAGTTGAACCTAAGTTCAAGAATGTCATACGTGCAGAATCAACTGGCAAATTAGGATACAGCGGGTGCATGATCTTAGAGTATTTGCGAGAATCATTCATAGAGTTCAACATCATGTTAACCTGTAATCCGTGTGGACCATTGTAACGTGTGAACTGTGCACCGAATGCCAAGTGAGGAGTAGAAGTATCAGAAGAGATCTTGTTAATAAAGTTAGAGTCAACTGTCAAGTATCCATTAGATACAGACACCAATGCATCGTGGAACAATTGAGCACCAAGAGTACCAGTGATAGCAGTGTTAATACGCTCTGTTTCAGATACGCGAGTTACTTGAATGTCAAGTAAGAAATCTTTCAACTGAGAAATAGACAAAGGTCCGTTGTAATATTGCAACCATGAATCCTTAAGATATTCACGAAGACCTGGGCCTGTTTTCTTCCAGTAACCATTAGCAGCGGTAGAAGTGTGCTTCTTACCATATACTAATTGTGCTTCAATAGAAGTGTACAATTCGTTCCACATTTTAGCTTCAGCCATCGGGAGGAATCTACGAGCAGTAACGGTTTTACCATTCTGGTCGGTGTACATAAATGTTACTCCGATACGACCTTCTTGTCTCCAAGCTTTATCAGAAACAGTGTACTTTTGAGCAAATGCTCCTACCTGTGATTCAAGCTTGTAAGAAGATGGGTACTGCTGAGTACCGAATTCAGAGTTCATTTCTGAAGCAACAGAAGTCCAAACCTTAGAAAATTCTTTACCTACTTCAAACATTGAAGGTGGTACGAACAATGCAGGATTGTCTGTCTGCAACTGAAGAGTGTAGATAGTACCAGTACCGTCAGAGAACTTGTCTACAACAGCAAGTGGATACTCATTATCTTCTCCCATAAGTACATCTGGAGCAGAGAAATAGTCCAGATCCAATTTAACGCGGATCAAGGTTTTGTTGATACCGGGTGTAGTGTTAGAAGATTCTAAGTTTTCTACTACGCGAGCAGTTTTTTCTTCTGCTCCTTGAAGATACCAGCGATAGATTTCATCATCAATCTCGATGGTGCGACCTGCTTTACCCATAGTAAGGTTAGCAAGTAATTTACCTGTGTAAAGGTTTGTTTTTGAAGAGAAAATCTGTGTGATTTGATTTTCGAATACGTGTGGACGAATATCATAGGTAGCACCTAAGTATTGGGAGTCTGTAAAGTTACCTCCGAAACCGTCATAACGTTTGATAATAAAACTACTTTGAGGATAAGCCATATATTATTGTTGCATCCATTTATCCCAATCAAAATCCTCATTACTCTTAGATGGAGCTGGAGTTCCTGATTTGGGAGTTGTTAATTTAGAGTCTAGCAAATCTCTAAAAGATTTTGCAGCCTCACTTTTGAATTGTTTTTTTAGTCGTTCAAAGTTAAAACCTGTATTTGAATTATAATCAGCAAGTATGTCAGCTAGCTGTATAAGATGCTTAGGATTAGATAGAACATTAGTTAGTGAAAGATTAAACTCCGAAGTAAATCCCTGTTCATTTTTAATTGGGGATAATATAAAGTTTTTAATTCTTTCCTGTCTTCTCTGTTCATTAATAGTTGATAACTCTGTTTCAATAAGCTTTTTATGATTCTCTATTCGTTGAGCTTCTTCTTGCTCTTTCGTTTTTGCCTGTTTTAATAGTTCAGCTTGCTTATTCTTTCTGTCCTCTTCTATCTCTAATAGTGCTTCTTCAGCAGCTTCTCTTAACGATCCTGTTTCTTCTAAACGTGAAATTAATTTTTCTATTTTATCATCACTGAAATTAGAAGTTAATTTCCATTGTTCTTTTACGATTAACTTTTGAGAGATGGGGTCACTGATGTCTACATTATTGAGATCTAAGGGTTTAGAATAATTTAGGAACTCATCAATATCCGAACCACCTGCTAAAGTGTACTCAAGTAAAGGTTTTAAATTATCTGGAAGAGCTTCCCAGAATTCTGTTTTTATTTTATTTTCCAGATTAACTTTTGTTTGATGAAGAGCTGTCTGGATATCTTCAGCCGATCCCGTAAATTCGAAATCATCATCCGTTAATATAACATCATTCTCTTTTAAAAAATTGAAATATTTTACGGCATCATCGTCAATTACTATTCCGTCATCTTTTGGTTCTTGTTCACCACCTTGATCATCTATTGTATCACCAGTAGGATCACTACTAGGATCTTCAATATTATCATCATTTAATTGTGGATCATCAATATCATCAAAATCATCAGGTATCATGAAATCATCTAAATTCATACAAATTTAATAATAATGTTTAAAAAATGTTTAGAAAAAAATAAATTATTTTTTAGTTTTTATAGCCCTATTTTTTATCTCTTTCTCTTTTATATCTAATTCTCTATCCTTTAATCTAATCTCTTCTCTAAATCTTTCAACTTCTAATTGATCAGGGAATCCATCTTTATCAATATCTTGATCTTCTTTAAACTTGAAAGAATCTATTTGCGCAACTAGTACTTTATTCTCTAAAGTCTTATCAAGCTTAAGTAATTCATACTCTTGTGCTTGACGTTGCAACTCTGCTTGTGATTCCATTTGCTGCTGCTGTAATTGCTGTTGTTGCTCAAATGCCATTTTCTCAGAATTCTTAATCTGCTCTTGTAGCTCAGACATAGAATTAGTTTTTAACATCTTAATAATATCAGACAACTTAGCTTTATCATTCTGTAATAGTGCTTGAGAAAGTCCTCTAAGTTCTTCAAATGTTCTAGAATCTTTAGGTGATGATGTAACAAATATTCCAAAATCAGACATTAATAAATCTTCCTCATTAATCTGTAGAGTTTGCATAGAACCATCATCTAATATAATCTGGAAAGTAGATTTTTTATTCTTTAAATTATCTACTGCTAACTTTAAAAAAGAATCTAAAACTCTTTCCCATAATCTATCATGAGGTTGAAGATAAACTTCAGTAATCATAGAAGATAAAGCAATAGAATTCTGTGCATTAGTAACAGCCTGATTAGGTAGAATCTGTCCTTCTCTTTCTTTAGGAATACCAGCTATATCAGAGATTTGTTGATCTATAGCAGCTAGTAACTGGATATAGTTCATGATATTATTAGT